GTATTCTGTATTCGTTCATCAACACGTTTTTCCTAAGGAACGCTAACCTTGTGGTTCAAGAAAATCAACCCTCGTGGCTTTTCCCCCTCGTCCCAGAGGAGATTGGCCCGGTGATATACTTCCCAAATCAATCACAATTATTATAATTTTGGCACACAACGTTATAGTAGGCTTCAACCTTAGTTGAGAATAACTCCTCGACCGGCACCGCCCTGACATTTCCGGTAACTTCCCTTTGCGCTTTCAAATAAATTTGAGCATTAACATCTTTGACCTTTCCTTCGCGTTTTGCGTCGCATCTGTCAGCCTTAGGTAATAGCTTCCCGAGTTTTTGAGAGAAGAACTGTTCAAGCACTAAGTACTTGAAGAGCTCATTCTCCGATTGCTCCAGCTTGTGTTCCTCACGGATACACGGGGGGGATACTCCTCTTACCTCAGCTAACTTAAAACTGACACGACCGCATAGTGGGGCTTGTCTGAGTAGGCTTTTTTCCGCCAGACTCCAAAACTCCCATTTTCGCGCTGTAGGCCAAGACTTCACTTTATCCAGGTATCGGGTACGGATTACATACAGAGTTTGTCTCTCCCTATAAGACCATTCACTTACAGGCTTATATAAGCCCAGCCCACCTGCGTAGGTGGGGAAAAACCAATTTCCCTTAAAGGTAGAAAGGTTATTCTTATTGTAATAGAAGAACGCTTTTTTTGCGTTATCTAGAACATGGTCAGGTAGAGAATCAAGCATTGCATTGTATCCGGCAGCGACATCATAAAGTGGCTTGCTCTTCTGGCTATCTTCATTGGCTCCTTGAGATTTCTTAATACCCCGGACGAGTCCCATATTGACGTAGGCCCTCTGCTTCCACGCAAGTGGTGCATACCCGAAAGGGTGAGGTCCATCAATTGGTACTCGATCGAAGTGACAGGAATTTATGACACAAAACTTCTGGTTAAAATAGGTTTTACCCACCGAGCTTTCGAGCCCGCAGACAAGACTTACCTGAAGCCATATATCATGAAAATCCTTCGACTTACTAATTATCAAAGAGTCATCGCCATTAATCTTCATTCGACATTGTTTAAGCGTATACGTTCTTCTTTCAGCAAGCTCCAGGCTGAATCGGGATATCGCCGCATTAGCGACGCACAAGAATGGAAAACTAATAATAGATCCCATCAATTGACCCCTCTTCTGCTCCAACAAATTTCCATCACGATCTTCAAAGATGTGACGAGTTAGAGCGCGTTTCGCAAGTTCTGTAAGTTGATACGGAAGTTTTAAGACTTTTGCAACTTCATCAAGCATTACTTCGGACACCCAACTGTGAAAATTGTCAGTTGATGATTGGTAGTCCCCAGAATTTATCCAGTCCTCCATCCCAATTCCTAAAGCCTCAACATCCTGAACATGAATCGGTCTCCCGATCAGTTCGAACTGCTTCAGATCCTTAAGAACCTTCCACATAAATTGTTGAAGTGGCTTTAGTGCATGATAAGTGTGCGGAGGTCCCTTCGAAATGACACGAATTTTAAGTGGTTCTGCGAGCCCAACTGGTTTAACAATCGGTTGCTCGAGCATCGCTGCCTTAAAGTTCTGCCAATACCACTGGCGATAAGCCATGGTAATGTAGGAAGAGTTGTATATATATCCTGAAGTATGTTTGACATATATGTCCTGGTCCAGTCTCCATTGGTCGCGTTTTCCGCGTGGACCGTAGAGCTCTGTAGTTTCCTGGCCAAGATTCATATCTGCATAAAGAAAACGTTCATAGTTACTAACGTCATATCTCTCAAGGTTAAAAACCCTTTTAAAATGTCCTATTGCTCCACCTTTCCCCTTACTGTTATTATAATTACCATTTCCACTAGCTAAGACAGGCTCGCTCATGTCCCTCACGGTGAATTTCTTCCCGTGGTAGCACTCGCGAGCTGTCCTACGTAATTGCTTCTCAAGATCGGAACGATCAAGATTGCGAGGTGCTTTGCGTAAAATGGCATCCTCTTGGATGTCACAGTGTTGGTTTAGGTTAAACTAATTAATGGTCCAGTCTTCATCCAGGCGCCCAAGGTTACGTATGTAACCACTCATCGTAGTAACGATGGACGGGTGAAATCCGGCTGTACCATTAACAAACTTATATATTGCTTGGAGCTCATCATCATTTTTATACAGACTCTTCCATTGTGGATGGTGCTGTTCTCTGCATGAAGTTAAGGCCCTTAAGGTCTTATCTTCAGCTTCGCGTATCATGTCTTCCGATGCTCGCGGCATACCTTTTTTCGCCATCAGAATCGATAGGTTCAAAGTTGAATGCTCATTCTTATGATTATAAGATTGCATCCATTGACCTATGATTCCTCCGAACAAATAAAGAGGGTTGTCATCAGCGAGTTCTATCGG